CGTGCATTTCTAAAATATTAAATTGGTAATCACTATCTCCAGTTTGGTCTACACCTTCCATTTGATTATATTTGTCTTGTATTTCATTGTCATCTTGTTGGGATGGTAAAATATCTACATCACGATAAAATCCAGAAACTTGTTTTTTTAAAATTTCGTTTTCAGACATTTTTAAAACATGTGTAATTCTTTCAGATTCTTTTATGTCTGTTGCATAATAAGGAACAACTAAATCTTCAGCAGGTACAAACTTTGATACTGCTCTAGCCATAACCTCATCATAATATATTTTTTTAAATGCTGAACCTGCAAGAGGTAGATAAAATAATAATTGGTCAAAGTCTGTTGTGTACTCTTCCATTTTATCTGTAAGCATATAGTTCATAAAATCTTTTACTCTAAGTGCTTGTTCTGATTTTTCAGAAGTTTGATCTCCAATAACTTGTGTGTTAACAGGACCTTGAGCTGGTAGTAATTCTTTGTAAGCTTGTGCTTGAAATTGTGTTACAGATTCTGCAAGTAATGGATGTGTTACAGAAGATGCACCAGTAAAAGGTCTAGCTTCTTCATTTACTTTAAAACCTAATAAATCTAAACCAGAAGTATAAGCTTTTTCCCAATCACCTCTTGATTGTTTATCTCTTCTATAGTCTGTTATTAATTCACTACCAAGTCTAGATAAAACAGTATCATCCATTTCTTCAGCAATGTTTGCATAAAACATTTGTGCAGCAGCAGCTTCCTCTTCTGCCATTTGCGCTTGAGCTTTTTGCTCGTCTACTGGCTCTTCTATCTCGACATCAACTTCTTCGACACCACTTTCTACTTGGTCGTCTTCAAACTTTTCTAGTTTTTCTACATCCATATTATCTCCACTTAAATAAGTCTACCACTAATCCACCTTTTTTGTAAGTGGTCATCGGTATATTCTTAAACTCAGGTCTTACTTGAATTGAAAATGCTTCATAGTATAAATCAGAATTCCCTTTTTGAACTTCAATCACATCATCTTTACTTACATTATAAGGTATTTCATCTCTTGTCTTAAAGGCTGCAATATGTTCTCTAGCTTTGTATACTTCTCCAGTATCAGGATTTAAATAATCTTTTGGTCGCCCTAATATCTTAAAAGGTTTATCTGGGTCTGATTTAGCTAATCTAATAGTGCCTACTTTTAAGTCATATCTTTTTCCTAATGTTTTCATTGCATCAGGTAGAGCTGCTGGACCATCTTTTACTTCGGAGTAAGGTATCATTGCTTTACCAGACCCTGGTGCTTTTGGAATTTTAGTTACTACTTTAGGATTCATATCTCTTTTTTTACTAGAGTTTTTACTACTTAGTTTTACTTTAGCACTACCCCCACCTCTATAGTTACCATACCATTCTAATTGTTTAACAACTTTACCATCTCCTCTTTTAAAACCAACTAACTCAAAAGGTTCTATAGCTACATAATCTGTTCCTTCTCTTGCAGCTTTTCTAAGTAAATATCTTATACTTAAACCTGCCCATTCTTTATCTTTGTTAAAAGGCACATAAGGTAGCTCATCGCCAGAAGGCATTCTTGGCGGAGCTTGTTTAGGAGCTTTACTTTTTATGAAATCTATTTCGTCTGCAATTTTATTAAAATTAGTTTGATCAGCTTTGGTCATATATCTACCTTTAGCTGCAATACTCATTAACTCATCACTTTTATCTTTTAAGGTATCTCTGTTTAATAAATTATTTAAATCTTGTCTATTAAAAGGGTTTTGTCTTAATTCAGACGCTTTTTGATAAAAACTTTTAGCTGCTTCTTTTATAGGTTGAGAGGCAAGTCTTTCTTCATTTGACATGTTTCGATAGTTTTCACTTAATTTTCTTCCTTCGTCAGTATTCATATCTCTCAAAGTTTTTTGAATAAAATTATCTCTAATTCTTACTAAGTTATTTGCTTGTGTTTGTAATTCATCAGATTGTATTTCTGAAGCTACAGTAGCTTTTTTACCACCTGGTCCTTCTACTTTTCTAGTGCCGCCTCTTATGTGAAAAAATTGTCCTAATATATTTTTTCCAGCAGGGTCTGTGCTATAATGAGAACGATTATATAAACTTTGCATTTGTGTTGGCAACTTTTCAATCATGTCGTTGTCCATATATAGAATATCTTCAAAGTAATCTTCACTACCCATGTAACGATAATTTCTATCATGAGCCTCAGAATATTTAGCAACAGGATCAACATTCTGCCCTACTTTGTTTCTGTTAAAATTATTTTTTACAGTGTCACGATTAAAAAATAATTCATCAAAAGTTTTACCTTTAACATTTACATTATCTATTACTCTAGAACTAACTCCTATTGATCTTGCATAATCTAATGTTCTAGGTAAGACATCAAAACGCTGCATATTACTTATAGTACCTGTTTGTATGCCATATTCAAATAGTCCTGTATAATTATTTAAACTTACTTTTTTTTCTAATACTTGGTTTGCAAGTTGTAAATTATTTGTGACTTCATCGCTTGGAGGCAATTTTTGTAATTCTAGGATTTTTTTCTGTAACTGTTCTTTATTTAAACCTCTTGTAAATTCATTAGCGTCAGTTATTTCTTTATCTAATATTCTTAAATCATTTAAATAAGAATCAGCTTGTTTTTTAAAATTTGTAGTTCCATATTTTATAACTTTTATATTATTAGATGGTGAACCTCTTATAAAACTTAATATGGTAGGTATACTTAATTTTGCTTTTTTACCATCAGGGTCCTGTACTAAATCAAACAATACCCCTCCTTTTAAATTACCCCTTGTGTCATAAGTTGCGATTGCAGCATCTTCTACTTCTTGTAAGGGTACTGCTCTTTTTCTCATAGCACCTGTACCAGGTTCTATATATTCTAAATCCATTTTACTTCTAAATATAGAAGACCACTCTCCAGGTGTTTTTGCTTTTTTATTAGGAAGTTTTGCAACATAATCATACAAGGCAGGACCTACTCCATACAATTCATTTTTATCAGCAGTTCCACCCATCGTTAGTGGTTGTTCGTTTACAGCTTGTTCAATCCTACCAAGTTCATCATCTGCTTCTTTAACAAATTTTTTTGATTGCTCTAATGTAACTAAAGCTCTTTGGTTTATATCAGGGTCAGGTACAACATCTTTTTTTATAACTTCATCTACTTTTGTAGCTTCATCTAAAGTTAAATCTCTTGGTTTTGTATCTTTTAAAAATTGTCTGGCTTCCTTGACCGCCTTCTTACGATTCAATAATAAACCGATTCCACCAGCAAGTGCAGTTCCTACACCAGCTACTGTACCAAAACCGATACCCGAACTTTCCTCTTCTGCCATTAGTTATCCTGTTTTTGGTGGTCTGCCTCTTCCCTTTTTTTTCTTAGGAAGACACTCACACAATTTTCCAAATAATCTTTTTTTAATTTTACTAAATATGTCTTTAATTTTTTGTATCATATTATCCTCAATAATAATTATATTCTTTAGGAATTCTATCCTCATTGTCTATGTAGTCAGAATATAATTCAACAAAATTGCCTTTTCTATATCTTAACATTGCTTGGGACATACTGTCTACATAGTCATCGTTGGCACCATTTGGAAATGCTGCACATTCGTCAATCACGTCTTCGGCAAATTTTTCTCCATAAGGATACCATACCTGACCACTCTCGAAAATAGGAGCTACCACATTTACTCTGGTATGTTTATCATTACCCTTAGTCGGTACAAATGGTACAACAGGTATACCCATTCTTCTAAATTCTTGCGTTAAAGGTTCGCCACTTGCTTTTTGTTCTATCACTATCGTTTCAGGTTCCCAATATTTATACGTATCTAATGCAACAGCTTTGAGTTCAGGAAAATCATATTTACCTCTAAGTGCATCAAGTAAAATTATATTGGGTGTTACTTCATCAGGATAAAAAATACCCCAAGTCGTAATAGCAGAATAGTCAGCAGTTTCTTTTTTACTAAATGCTGTATCATAACTTTGTATAATATGCACCAAATTAGGTATGTCTTCTTTCTCCCAAGGTTGCCACCACTCTCGTTTTATTATAGCTCCTTCATCAGAAGTTGGTTCTTGCATGTACTGGGCTGACCAATTCCTAATTGGTACAGAAGCTTTTAACTTTTCTAATTCTTCTAGGGTCCAATATTCAGGCCATACTGGGTTCCCTGATTCGAGGATCGCTGGAAAAGAAATTTGTTTCCATGTATCTGCTTTAGGTTCCGTTTGAGCCTTTAACAATCTGCCAGTCAAATCATCTTCTGCCCATCTTGTCATTACTAATAATATTGAGCCTCCAGGTTGTAATCTTTGTCGTGGTCCTGAAGTGTACCATTCATATGCACGTTCCATAGCCATATCAGACATAGAATCTTGTTCCGTGTGTGGATCATCAATAATCAGTAAATCAGCTCCACGACCCGTGATTGATGCTCCAACACCAGCTGCATAATATTCTCCACCTTTGTTTGTTTCCCATCTACCTTTTGCTTTTGAGTCTTCTCTTAATTTAACATCTCCGAAAATTTGTTTGTATTCTGGTGAGTCTATGATATTACGCACTTTACTCCCGAACCTTACGGCCAGTTCAGTATTATGAGACACTTGCATAATTTTCATTTTTGGATACTTACCAATAATCCAGGCAGGAAAATATACGGAAGCAAATTCAGATTTAGTATGTCTAGGGGGCATGTTTATGATGAGCCTTCCTTTTTTCTCAGAAGCTATTTTTGTAAACTCATTTGAGATAAGTTGATGGTGTCCTATGTTTTTCTTGTTTGTAGTTTTACGATATATAAACTCTGGCCATATCTCTTTAACAAAATACAAAAAGTTATCCTGACAAAACTTTACATGCTGAATCCACTTCTTTTCTACTTCGAGCCTTAGTTTTTCTGTAGGTAAGTTTTTTGAGTTCATAATTACTTATACACCATCCGTATCGTTTGTCCAATGTTTGCATATATTCGACTTGACCTAAACACTCCGTTATATTTTAAACCTAGACTAATGACGGCAAACAAAAATTAAAACAAAAGAAATAATAAAAGTAAAAAGAGCCTTCTAAAAACGGCAAAAAAAAACGGCAATCGAATTGATTGCCGTTAATACTAGATATTTATTTATTGTTAAAAGTTACTAATAAAATGATAGATACAAAAACCTAACCAAAAAATAGTCCAAGAAACACTAAAGGTTATAAATGCTTTTATAAACATATTATCATAAAACCTAGTTATAAAAAAATCGTACAGTTTATTTTTCATTAGTTAATACCTTTCATCATTTTAAGTCTTAATTCTTTTCTAATATTGCACCAATAATCAACAGCCCATTTACTATATCTATCTGATGCAAGTCTAGTAATTAATCTTTCTACCTTAATGACTTTCATCATTAAGGTAGTTGTTTTTTCATTAAAGTATAATCCCATTAGTTACCTCTCAATATTGTTTGAATTTCTGCTAAATATGTTTCTACCTTATTCATCAAAAAATTAGTTACTTCTGAATTAGGATATTCTGCTTTAGTTTCGCAAATTGCTTGTTCTAATTTAGAATATAACATTTGATAATTTAATTGTTTTTTCTGCTCTTCTGAAACATTGTTTGATAATTCGGTTACTCTTGATTGAGTAACCAAATTATTGTTTTGTACTAAAGTAAATATATCAGTCATTATTTAGTACCTCTTTTTTTGATGTCTTTATTATCAATTTTAAGAATATGAAAAGTAATACTCTTTCTTTCTTTTGTTTTATACTTGTCATAAACTTTATCTTCTTTCATTTGTTCAGTATCAATAATAGTAGAAAATTTTTCTATTATCTGTAAAGCATAAGTATGTAGTTCATTACTGAAATCATAATTATTTTTATTTTTCATTAATTCAGTTATATCTCTTTTAACTTCTGCTCTTGCTTTTGATAACTGTTTGATTTGCGTATCTAGTTGAAAACATCTAATAATTGATGTTTCTAAATATGCTTTTGTGTTTTTTATTTTTTTTACCATTTTAAACTCCTTGTTTTTTTGGTATTAATAAAAGTCTTATCTATTATAATACAGACTTATCCGATAAAATCAAGGATAAAAAACATTTATTTTTAACTTTTTTTTATATTTTTATAGGTACTAAACTACCTTGAATTTCAAACTGACGCATTTAAACGCTTTTAATTTTTGTAAAAAAATTTCAGCTGGCGATTTTTTCTAATACCAGGTAATAAAAATTCCGTTATCTTTCGAAACGGGAACGGGCATCCATCGGAGTTCGCACAAGTATTTCCCCACCCGTGCGATCCCTGGCCAGCCTCCTAACTATAAAGAAAAAAAATTCCGTTACCTTTTGAAACGGGAACGGGAGCTCAAGTTCTCCAATACAATAAAAAAAGAGAGAGTGCTAAATAAAACACTCCCTCTCCAAAAAGTGAAAAAGCTTCTAACAAATCTGAAAGCCTCCAGATTCACGACAAAACTTCATAAAGTCAATTACATTTTCTTCAGAAAATGGATAGGAAGATTCGTAATTAAACTGCTTTTGAATATCATTCCATTGACTATTAAATGGTTCTGGATAATCTCTAGGAACTAGATTGTCTTTTCCAGTTTTATCTGCAACAATCTTTTTTAATTCTTGGTGCTTCTGTTCCACGATTTTATTTTCTTCTTCTGCTTTCTTCATCTTTACTTTATAAAACTCTTCTACAGTTTTTACTCGATTTGTTTTTAGTTCTTGCTCAAGTCTATCAGCAATTTTTTGAGCTTGTTCTCCACTAACTTCAAAACCGTCATTGTGATGCCACGATTTCATTTCATCTTCTGTGAACTCATTTGCCATTAACTGCAAAACATAATTTGCTAATGGTCTCCACCACCAAACATTATTTCTAAAATAATGACCTGGATTTTGTTCTTCAAATTTTTCTCTAGCTTTGAAGTATTTTTTCTTCTCCTCATCTGATGGCTTTTTAGTCCAATCAATATAAGGTTCTTCTCCTTTTAGTTTTGGATTTTGTCCGTATAAATCAAATCCCATTTTTTCCTCCGTTTTGGTTAAAATATAATTATACTATATATATCGGATAACGCAAACGATTTTTTTTATTTTCAAATGTAAGACAATCGAGAATATGATTTCATTTCCCGCTCTGGCGCAGGGCCGTAAAACTACTTATAAGAAAAAAAATTTCTGTTGCCTTTCAAAACGGGAACGGGAACAAGAGTTACTTTTCCCACCCGTGCTGTGCGATCCCTGGCCAGCTTCTTTAACTATATATAAAAAAAATCCGTTCCCGTATGAAACGGGAACGGGAACGAGAATTATCTTTGTTGTAAATGGGTAATAATACTACCCAATAACATTCTTGTTGCTTCGTTGTGATTTGGTGCAGTGTCGTATGCTAATTGAGCTATAAGAAACTGGGATGCGTAAATAAATTGGGGCACCTCAACATCTTCTTTTATTTCTTCCATCAAGTCTAACATTTTGTCCTTAACCAAATCCAATTGCTTTTGCGTAGCTAGTTTTCTTTTTTTTGTTTTAGACATCAGCAACCACCTTTTGCGTCATTAAAAACGCATCTATACCTCTGGTACTCCTTAGACCAAAGTGTTGAGCAAATTTTTTACATGCCTCATAGGTTGTACTAGCTTCAATAGTCTTCTTACCATAGTCGACATGAATTACATAATAGTTATACATCTTCTTCTACCTTTGGAAAGTGGTCAGGGGCTTTACCAAAGTCTTTCATATACTCCATTAGACCTTCTCTATTAATTATTAAGACACCTTCTTTCTTTACTTTTATAAAACCTCTTGCCTCAAAATCTTTCATAGCTTCTATGAAACTAGGGTCTTGTAACATTAGTTTTGTGATTTCATCCATTTTTATTCTCCGTTTTGATTATCCGATAATTATAGTATATATAAAGACACTTGTCAAAAAAATATTTTTTCACTTTTTTGAAACAAACCCATTTCCCGCTCCGGCGGCACGGCTGCCATCCTGTAACTTAAACAAGAGACTCCCGTTACTTTTTGCAACGGGAACGGGAACGGGACTTATATTAAATAAGCTATAAATAAAATTAAGAAGATGCCGAACAACATTGCACCCTTTGGATATAACATCACAAACATTGCAACAATAGCGAGAAAGGCACCCATTAAAACTGCCTCATTAATATACGACCCTCAGGCAAGTAACTAACCCAAGTCTGTCCTTCTAAATCTTCTTTGCTTTCAATGTCACTGTAATCATCCTTTAGTTGGTCAAAAGAACTATACTCTGCATAATCGCAACAAAAGGCTACAGGGTCATACTCGTTGTTGTTGTTGTCGTTTCTCTCTTCTTCCCATTCGAAGATTTGTTCCCACGCCTCGTAGCTGAATTGCTTCCAGCGTGAGTGCTGCCGCACCTGCTCCAAAAAATTTTGTTTACTTAAAGTTATTATCATGTGTTTTTCCTCCGTTGTTTATAGGATAATATAACAGGGCTTCACAGGATGTCAAGCAGCTTTTGCTGCTGTGCCTGGGAAAGCTGCCAGCCAGACAGCTCACGGAACACGCAGAAAACTGGGTATTTCCATGATGCGTTTTCCCGCTGCGCGCAGGGCCGGAAACGCTTTAACTATAAAAAACCCCAGAAAACCAACCTTTGCAACGGGAACGGGAACAGCGTTTTCCCGTGCGATCCCGCGGCCATCCTGTCCCTCCTGACTAAAAAACCCCAGAAGTCTGGGATTTGTAACGGGAACGGGAGCTGTGTTTTGCCATGCGGCCCTGGCTGGGCTGCTACAGGACCTGATCCTCTAACCATAATAGAATGTGTAGAACGGGAACGGGAACTGCGGGAACGGGAACCACGGCATTCGGTTCACGGACTTCAAGAAGTTTAGGACCAAGTTCCAAGAGGGGCCAGTTCAAGATGAAACAATTACCACCAGCACGTTTATTATTGATATGCCATACCATTTGAAATTTTGACATATTGCAATTCTTAACTTCATTCGCTTTTAATTCTAACCAAAAACTATAACCCTGGTGAACACAATAAACATCAGGTATTCCGTTGATTGTAGAGCTTTCTATCCTAGTAAAATGAGCTTCTTTGTTTTCTTTTTGAAACTGGTTAAGATAGTTCCAAATTTTTTTCTCAGTAAGTTTATTTTTAAGTTTCATTTTTATACTCAAAGTTATAACTTTTATTATTTATAGCTAGTAGTTTTGCACCATTTTTTATATGAAAATTGTAAGCCATTTTAGTTTTTGGAGATAAAGTTACAAATTTTTTTGTATTTAACATAGGTAATAAAGTATTTAAAATTATAGTTCCATAACCTTTTTCATAACTCCATAAAGTATAAAATATAGAAAATTCATTTGTGTCTTCATTAGAAAATTTTCTTAACTCCTGTATATTAGTTGGCACCTTAGTTGTGTTAGCTACACAAACAACTGCTTTATTTACGATAGTATAAATTTTTCTACCTTGTGTAGTTCTAAATTTATAACTTAAATTTTTTCTAACAGGATCATCATTTACATTAACGTCATTTATTTTATTTACTATTTTAATATTCATTTTTTTATCTTTTTTGTTATTGGAGTTACATCAATTATTGTGCCGCCATCATCTATTTTTTTCTCCAATTCTTGTAATCTTTTTTCTAATTGTTCTCTACTCATACCCTCAAGACTACTATGTAAGACTTCTTTTTTTTCTACAAATTGACCTGCTAATTGACCTGAACGAAATTCTGCATTAATTGCACCTGTGTATTGTCCTTTCTGTTCTGCTCCATCTCTAAGTCTTTCAAAGGTTTTATATCTTCTTAATTTATCTTTTTCATATTTTTCTTGTTCTTTACTTAGTTTATGTTCAAGGTATCTACACACATGTGGATTAGCATTTGGATTTGTTAATTTACTTGCCATAACCATTGCAGCATCTTTTGTTTTAGTTTTATAGCCAGCTTGTAACAAAGCATCTGTCTTTGTTATTTGTCCCCATTGACTAACTAATATATCAATAAACTTTTTTTGTTTTATTGTTAAATCGTCTATTGTTCTAACCTGTTTACTTCTCTGTGGCATATATATCTCTATACAAAAAATAAAATATTTTTAAATTTTTCTGCAAAACAGTCCTCTCTTTTCCCAAAAAACATGCAAAATTCCCAAAACTTTCCCAAAACTATTTCTCTGTAACACTATGTTTTCTCCTGTTTTTCCTGTTTTCCCAAAACTATTGCCTATTTTACACTTATGTTTTTAAAAAAAAGTTTGTATAGAAACATATAGTACAAACAACTTTTTGGCAAAAACATATTGACTTCTCCTTCAAATACCTATATTTATAAGATGATTGTGTTATCACAATCACTCCGTTTGGTATAGAGTGGCAAGTTTTTTTGTGTCTTGCCACTCTTTTTTTATGCCACAACATTAATAAAAACTGTAGATACAAAATAATTTGATGTTTCCTTAACTTTACTTCTAATTTTTTTCATTTCACATTTTAATAATCTTTTTCTTCTACTTTCTGGCTCCCGATTCGAGCACCTGGACAAACTGTTATACTTACTCCACATAACATGTTTGATGGTAAACTTAATATTTTTTTGTTTAAGTGCGTTTTTGTAAGCAGCTATTACGTCATCTGGATCTAACATTGCCCAATTACAAACCATGTCAAAGTCTTTACAGTTTGTAATAATCCAGTTGTGAGCTGATTGTTTAAAGGTAGACGACTTACGATCCCCTCTTACAATCATACAATCTTCCAAAGCATTTACGACTACTGCTCTCCACAAATAATTTTCGGGACATAAGTTATCATGGTTTAGTAAAGTGCGTGAGAATCTATATCCCATACGCATTAGAAATTCTGTTGAAGGTGGCTGAAACTGTTGTTTCTCTGCCACCTTACTTATTCCTTGTTAATGGTACAACATTGTCGTATTTGACATGTAAATTTTCATTACGCAAATCTGCATAAAAAACAGGGTCAAAACCACTATCGTACCCGTAAGTTTCACCCTGATAAAAACCTTCCAACAAAGTAATAATCTGTTGATATTCTTGTTTAGTCAGTTTTTTATTTAGCACACGCAAACAGTCTGCTAAAAATTTTTTCTTATTTATTACTTCCATATGACCTCCAGTTTATGACTGGCTCGTCATTCGTGCTTCATGCTAACTTTTGTTCTTCTTCCTTTTCCCATTCATATACAGTTTCGGTATAACCTTCACCTTTACACCAGAAACATGTTTGCGTTTGTATGATACCAGCTAATTGTCTAATAATTTGATAGCCATTACCCTTACAATGTTCGCATATTTTGTGTTTTTTAACTAACTTCATCTTATCCTCCGTTTTTTGACATTTTAATTAATTTTTTTCTAAATTTATCATAATCTTCTTTATTATCTTTTGCTACATTTTTTATATAGTCGTTTATCAATTTTATAATAGTCCCAGAAAGTTTTCTGCTTTTCATTTGTGATATACCACGTACTGCATGGTAATCATCTATGTTGACTGTTATACTTTTCCAATTTTTATTGTCCATATTTTCTCCTTTTTATTAATCATGACAAAAACACACGTCATCTGACTTATCAAAGTCAAACAAATCCATTTGGCTATTACTTATTTCAAGCAAAGTTTTATAATCTGGTCTATCGTGTCTAAATTTAAATCCATCTTTTGACTTGGTTCCGAGCTGCTTTTTTTCTTGATCCATCCACCATTGTGCTTTTTCTGGGTAGTTTTTCATAATATTCATGATGGTATTCTTACCCTTCAAGAAACATAAATCACAATTACCTAATGGTGTTTTACCATTGATAGCAGGTAATTTAAGGTCGAAGCTATTGTTTTTCCAAAACGCAGCTACATCCCTTACTGATTTCTTTTCTATATGCAATGGTGCTTCACTGTCCCATCTTTCTTTGTCCTTGGCTCGTGATAATCTTGCTACTCTATGTGGTTCATCGTAACGTAGACCAACATAGTTTACCCAATAATTATGTCCCTTCGACATCATAAAATCTTTCATAGGTTTTATTTTTAGTTCAGAGGTACAGTATCTTGTTACTGGATTAGGTAAAAACTTTCTTTTTGTAATTAGTTTATCGTAAGGCTCCCCGTTTCGTGATGCGGAGTTATGGTTTACTTCTATAACTTTATTCTCCTCATCCCACTCAATCCAATGGATCTTGACATCCCAGTTTACTTCACAATCTCGTACAAAATCTAATGTTTCGTGCATTTCTTTGCCAGTATTCGAAAAAACAACTTTTACATCCTCTGGCAACTTATTGTCATAAAAATCTAATATTTGACGTAGCATATATCCTGATGTTCTACCACCAGAAAAACTAATACAACCTGGAGTATCTAGGTCGAAACCTGACACTCTATCGGTTCTGCGTATAAGTTCTTTAGCTTTCGTCATGACGTAAATTTTCCTTCATCATACAATTTACCACCTTACTTGGTTCATTACCAAGATAAGGGTTTTCTTTTATTAAAGATTCACAATGCTCTCTTGCCATAGTGCCAAACTTACGTTCAATATGATTTAAAGCATCATCATAACAATCTTCTTCTGCAATATCATAAAACTCTTCTTCTACTTCCATTAAAAAGTTTTT